CTTGAAGATTCTCTTGACTATGAATATTTTAATTATTACTTGCAAGAGGGATATGATAAAATTGCTATTGATGGTAACAACCGTACACAAACAATTTACAAATACTTGAATGGTGAAGTTGCCATTCAAAATGGGCAGTATGATTTGCCTGATTTGCCTGTTATAATTAACTCTAGTAACAATACATTTAAAACACATCCTAAGGCATTGAAAGACCATATTTTTGCTAATGTGGTAATTACAATTTGCGAATACATTATTGCAACACGGGAAGATTTGTCTCGTTTGTTTATTAATATCAATGATGGTTTTTCATTGAATGACCAAGAACGCCGTAATGCAATTCTTGTTCCTTTTGCTGAATATGTACGTCAAACAGCCGAAAAATATGCAGGTGCATTTAAGTATATTTTCCGTAATGCTAATCTTCGTTTGAAGATTGATGAACAGATTGTTAACTTAGCAGTATGTTCTGCTTATGGTCCTGCTCACGGCATTTCCAAGAAAGATAAGTTTGAGGCATATGAAGATAACTCTACAGTATGGTCACACATCACAAAAAAAGGTGGACAGAAAAATATTTCTGATACTTTGACATTGGTGGAAAAGTATACAGATAAAGGTTTTAAAGACCCATCTACACTTACTAATTTGTTCATGTTGATTTGTCATATCAATAAAGAGAAAATTAAAATCTTAAATGATAAAGATTTTATCAAATGGTTTATGGCAACAGAAAACAAACGTGTGGCTAATATTGACCGCAAGATTGTTACCTTGAAAAATGGTACTGAACTAAGTTACAATGCAACAGGTTCTGCCGCTTCATCAAACTTTTTGCCTGCTCGTTTAGATACTATCTTGGAAGATTTTGCAATGATACCAAAAGGTATTGTTACTGATGTTGACCCCGAAAGATTGTTCACACCTGTTCAAAGATATCAAGCATGGGTAAAACAAGATGGTGTTTGCCCACGAACAGGTAAAGTGATTTCTGAGGATGAAATTAACAACCATGATTTGTGGGCTGCTGACCATGTGATACCTTATTCTAAAGGTGGCAAAACTACCTTAGACAACCTTGAATTGGTTTGCCGTAAATACAATGAGTCTAAAGGCAATAGACCTGCAAAAGAGTTGATTGCCGCATAAACGCTTGACACCCTGTCAAAAGGGTGTTATACTTACACATCATTTGAGAGATTGAGTCGCCTCTCAGATATTTTTTTCTTGCGATTCGTTTTTATCATGGAGATATTATGTCTACAAAATCTAAAGTCCTTGCCTATCTTTCTAAAGAAGGTTCTTACAACACTTTGACCGCAAACAAAATGCAGTCAGTTTTCGGTGTTGCAAACCCATCCGCAACTATCAATGAGTTGCGTAATGAAGGTCATGCAATCTACTTGAACACCCGTTACAATACAAGCGGAGAGAAAGTTGCTTTCTACCGTTTGGGTACACCAACTAAGCGCATTGTCGCTGCAGGTATTGCTGCAATTCGTTCACAAGGTGAACGTGCTTTTGCCTAAGATTTCTTAGCAAAACCTAAGAGGACAGGATATATAATGTATCCTCTCCTCTTTTTTATTTTATGGATACATTATGGAAATACAAGTTAAACTAGAAGAATTAAAGCAACATAAGTTATTTGTTGCAACTCCAATGTATGGCGGTATGAACCACGGACTCTATATGAAGTCCTGTTTAGACTTACAAACAACAATGCATCGTTATGGTATTGAAATTAAGTTTTCTTTCCTGTTCAACGAATCATTGATTACAAGGGCTCGCAACTATTTGGTTGATGAATTCCTACGCACAGACTACACACACATGCTGTTCATCGACAGCGACATTCACTTCAATGCACAAGACGTAATTGCTTTGTTAGCACTTGATAAAGATGTTATCGGTGGTCCTTATCCTAAGAAGTCAATGAACTGGGGTAATATCGCACAAGCAGCTCGTAACCATCCTGATATGGAACCAAGAGAACTTGAAGCACTTGTTGGTGAATATGTTTTTAACGTAGTTAAAGGCACACAACAATTTCAAGTAACAGAACCTTTAGAAGTTATGGAAATTGGTACTGGTTACATGATGGTTAAACGTGAAGTGTTTGATAAAATGAAAGATGAATATCCATCTATTCGTTACAAACCAGACCATGTTGGTCAAGCCAACTTTGATGGTTCACGTTACATTCACGCATACTTTGATACTGTAATCGACACCAAAGAATCAATCGTTGGTGGTGGTTCAGACCGTTACTTGTCAGAAGATTATATGTTCTGTCAAATGTGGCGCAAAATGGGTGGTCAGATTTTCTTGTGTCCATGGATGAAAACACAACACATTGGTACATACGCCTTTACTGGTAATATGCCTGCTGTTGCACAATACACAGGAAAACTATAATGAACGATGATGTTGTTAAAGCCTCACAAACTGCAACAACAGGTGGTCGTAAATTTGATGGTAACAAACTAGAATTTGGTTTGTTACCACCTCTTGCACTTGAAGCTACTGTTGATGTACTGACGTTTGGTGCTCAGAAGTATGAAAGAGATAATTGGAAAAGAGTACCTGATTCTAAACGTAGGTATTATGATGCACTTCAACGGCATCTTTGGGCATGGAAAAAAGGTGAGATTCTCGACCCTGAGTCCGGCAAACATCACTTAGCACACGCTATGTGTTGCCTCATGTTTCTATATGAACATGATACAATGTATTCTTTGGATACATAAATTTTTTGGAGTTATATTATGAAATTATCAACTGAAACAATCTCCGTCTTAAAGAACTTCGGTGCCATCAATCAAGGCATCATGTTCAAAAAAGGCAAAACACTTAAAACAGTTTCTTCACACAAGAACATTCTTGCTGAAGTTACAATCAAAGAAGATATCCCCGCAGAGTTTGGTGTCTATGACCTGAACAACTTTCTGTCGGTTGTATCTCTACACAAAGATGACCCATCATTTGAATTTGATGAGAAACATGTTGTTATTTGTGGCAACAAAGGTCGTTCTAAAATCAAGTATCGCTTCTGCGAACCTACTATGATTGTTACACCACCAGAGAAAGCAATTGCAATGCCTGACCCTGAGATTAGTTTTGGCTTAACTGCTGAAGACTTTGATTGGGTGCTTCGTGCTGCTTCTGTTCTTTCTTCACCACAAATTGCAATCGAATCTGATGGTAAGAAAGTTTCAATCGTAACATTGGACCTGCAAAACGATTCTGCACATACCGATTCTCTTGACTTAGTTGATGGTAATGGTAGTAAGTATCGTATGGTTTTCAAAACAGAAAACTTGACCAAGATTTTACCTGGCGCATATGATGTGAAGATTTCTTCTAAAGGTGTCTCACACTTCCAACACAAAACTACACCACTTCAATACTGGATTACAACTGAGTCTGGTTCTAAATTTGAAAAGGCTTAATCATGGGTGAGATAAGAACTTGGACAGATAGAGAAGTATACTTGACTGTATTGAGAAAAGAAATTTCTGTATTGCAAACCAAATACAGACCACATGAAGAAGGTACGGGGCATTTCAATACAGCAATTTCTGTATTAGAATCTCGTATCAAAGAGATTGAATCTGAACTGAATTGGCCTTTTCCAAATGAATGACAGACGTAACTTCATAAGAGGTGCAGGCATCATCGGTGCCTTTGCTGTTGGTGTTGCATCTTATAAACAGGTGAAAGAAATGGCTAATGAACACAAAGACATTAGTCATCTCGCACCTCCAAAAGAAGCAACAACTATTCAGTTTACTGGTGCATATGGTGAGAAACCTAAAGCACCAGACCCAACACCAGGACAAAGTATGTTTTATGTCAATGGTTGGAACCAAGAAGTTACTCACCGTGTTTCTATGACTGTCGGTAAAGACAATCGTTTGTGGATGAAAATCGGTGATGAATGGCACAGAGTTGCTATTGAATCTTAATGTGAATTTTTTTATTATGAAAGTGGTGTATGGAACATTTATTATGGACAGAAAAATATAGACCACAAACAATTGCGGATTGTATTCTACCTGACCGGTTGAAACAACCATTTCAGGAATATGTTAATCAACATAACATTCCTAATCTATTGTTAAGTGGTGGTGCAGGCGTTGGTAAGACTACAGTCGCCAAGGCTATGTGCAATGAAATCGGATGTGACTTCATGGTCATTAACGGTTCTGACGAATCTGGTATTGATACATTTCGTACCAAGATTAAAAACTATGCTTCATCTATGTCATTGTCTGGTGGTCGTAAGGTCATCATTATTGATGAGGCTGATTATCTAAATCCAAACTCAACACAACCTGCTTTGCGTAATGCAATTGAAGAATTTGCAGTCAACTGCTCATTCATCTTTACTTGTAATTACAAAACTCGTATCATTGAACCATTGCACTCTCGCTGTGCTGTGATTGACTTCACACTAAAGAACAATGAGAAGTCGCAGATGGCTGGTGGATTCTTTAAGAGAATTCAGTCGATTTTGCAAAGTGAAAAAGTTGAGTATGATGACAAGGTAATTGCAGAATTAATTAAGAAACATTTTCCCGATAATCGCCGTATTCTAAATGAGTTGCAAAGATATTCACAGTTTGGAAAGATTGATACTGGTGTTCTTGCACAGATTGGTAATGTCCAACTGACAGAGATTACAAAGCATATCAAAGACAAAGACTTCACCGCAATTCGTAAGTGGGTCGCATCTACTGATTTGGATACTAACACAATGTTCCGTCAATTATATGATGCATTGTATGATGTAATGAAACCACAATCAATACCACAAGCAGTGGTGATTATTGCTGACTATCAATACAAGAACGCATTTGTTGCTGATACTGAAATCAACCTTGTCGCATGTCTTACCGAACTAATGGTAGAATGTGAGTTTCTATGATTGAATTGTTTAGACCTACTTTAGAATGGATTCGTAATGATTGGTTTAGTAATCGCCCTCGTTTTATTGTTGAGCTCTTGGCTTGGGCTATTAGTATTGGTTGCTCAATTACCATGGCACTCACCGTCCCAAATCCACCTCTTCTTTACATGTATCCTGTTTGGATCGGTGGTTGTGCCATGTATGCTTGGGCTGCTTTTACTAGAAAAAGTTTTGGCATGCTTGCCAATTATGTACTCTTAACCACAATTGATTCAATTGGTTTGATTAGGATGTTGACATGAGTAACCCATTTGACTATGTAAACTCAATTCTTCAGAATAAGAAAAACCTGATTGTTGACGAATTGACAGAAAAGGACTATCAAGCATTCCTTGTAAATCGTACACTATCCTACCACAAAGACTGTATCATGTATGCAAACGAAATGAATCGTAGGCATCTGGCTGATAAAAAGTTGCAATATGACTTTTTACTAAATACGATAAGGTCACAGAAAAGACCTTTTGCTAAGTGGGTTAAGGCTGAAAAAAGTGAAGATTTAGAATGTATCAAGCAAGTATTCGGACTCTCTGACCAAAAAGCTCGTGAAGCCAAGCGCCTCCTTAGTAATGAACAAATCCAAAAATTAAAAGAACAAACCGATACAGGTGGATTAAGGAAATGATATGGTTGATTTGGCCAAATTCATTGAGGTCACTCTCAATGAACAAGATGATTTTTTAAAGGTTCGTGAAACTCTAACACGAATCGGTGTTTCGTCACGCAAAGAAAAAGTTTTATACCAGTCTTGTCACATTTTACATAAACAAGGTAAGTACTACATTGTACATTTTAAAGAACTGTTTGCACTAGATGGAAAACCATCAAACATTTCTGAGAATGATATTCAAAGACGTAATGCAATTGCTAATTTGTTAGAAGAATGGGGTCTCGTTAAGATTTTAAATCCTAAATTAATGGAAGATAATATTGCACCACTACACCAAGTGAAGATTATTTCTTTCAAGGAAAAAGATGAATGGGACTTGATTACGAAATATAATATTGGCAAGAAGTCACAGGACTAATGATGAGAATTTGTTATGAAAGAAATTACGAAATTGAAAAACCGATACACGGGAGAGATTGTATTCTGCCGTGATATCAAAAAAGTAATTCAGGATAATTCTTATACGTTTGTACAAGTATACAGGGAAGAATTACCTGGTAGAATTTATTTGGTCAACTTGGATGCTTACATCATTTTGACTAAATAATATCGTGGCGCCTTCGGGGTCACATTTCATTAACTCGCTTAATAGGAGAAAACTATGACACGCTTTACAACATTATATCCACAATTTGTTGGTTTTGATAATCTTTTCAATGAGCTCGAAAGACTTGTTGAAGGTACTACACCACAAAGAAACACATCTTTCCCTCCACATAACATTATCAAAGTAGATGAAAACAAGTATGTCGTTGAAATGGCTGTTGCTGGTTTTGGGCAAGATGAGGTCGATGTTGAAATCCAAGACGGTACATTAATCGTCAAGGGTGAAAAGAAAGACCAAACTGAAGTGGACTATTTGTATCGTGGCATTGCAACTCGTTCTTTCACCAAGTCGATTAGATTGAGTGAAACAATTGAGGTTCGTGGTGCCCAATTCAAAGATGGTATTCTTAAAATTGGTTTAGAGAATGTAATTCCTGACCATAAGAAACCACGCAAGATTGAATTTAGCAAAGAACTAAACTTCAGTAAACCAACACTGCTTCAAGAAGCAGCGTAATGAATGGGGTCGCAATGACCCCATTTTTGCCTCACAACTTTATTATTTTGGTGTATAATTAAATCATGTTAAAAAAAGATAAAAACTTCCGCATTTCTAAACAAGTCAAACGAACAATGGCAACTTTTATTGACCCTGTTGCTCGGCATGCTTACAAGAATTCAATGATTGAAGCTCAAATTTTTGGGTCACAAATTTTTGAAAAGAAAAAGAAACGTGCGAATGAAACAGAAACTACTTAATGCATATATGAAGACTGCGGAGACATTTGCTGAATGTTCTACCGCAGTAAGACTTCATGTTGGTGCAATTGTTGTTAAAGAAGACCGAATAATTTCCATTGGTTACAATGGCATGCCTTCAGGTTGGGATAACAACTGTGAAATCAAAGAGTACATGAGTGGTGATGCTGGTGGTTGGTTGGATGCCGATGAGATTGAAGAACGATGGCCATATAAAGATCCAAAAGAAGATAATCGTTGGACACGATATAATCTGAAAACTAAACCTGAGGTGTTACATGCTGAAACAAATGCGATTGCAAAACTTGCTAAGTCTAACGAATCTGGTTTGGGTGCTACTATGTTTATTACCCATGCTCCATGTTTGGACTGTGCCAAACTTATATACCAAAGTGGTATTAGTAGTGTTCTATATCGGAACTCTTATCGGTCTGATGATGGTGTCTCGTTTCTACAAAAAGCAGGAGTAACAGTTGAAAAAATATAGTGCAGATGTTGTTGAAATTTGTGAGAATGGTGATGCAATATTACAGTTCTCGGATGAAATGATTGAAGACCTTGGTTGGAAACCAGGTGATGTACTAAGTATAACCATGGTAGATGGTGCAGTACATTTGAAAAATATTACCAAACATCCAGATTTATTTAAGGAATAATCATGGTTAAGAAAAAAGTAAAAATAGAATTATATGAACAAGCGCCTTACATACAAGGATATAATTCTGCAATAGCTAAAGAAGAATTTTATAATCCATATGATGATGTGGAAAATGCAGAAGCAGATGCAGAAGATTATGCTCGTGGTTATGAAAACGCATTAGAGGTGGAATGATATGTTAGTTATGCCAGATACTATGATAGGCAAACCAGTTGGTTTTACCTGTTCAACTTTTGATTTACTTCATGCAGGACATATTCTTATGTTGGCTGAATGTAAACAAATCTGTGATTACTTAATTGTTGGTGTTCAAAGTGACCCAACAATTGATAGACCAGGAACTAAAAACAAACCAGTACAATCTATTGTTGAACGATATGTCCAACTCTCTGCGGTTAAATTTGTAGATGAAATAATTGTCTATAATACCGAAAAAGACCTTGAAGATATGTTAATGTTCTTGCCTATTAGTGTTCGTATTATTGGTGAAGAATATAAAGACAAAGATTTTACAGGTAAACAAATCTGTGAAGACCGTGGTATCAAAGTGTGGTACAACTCCCGCTCACACCGATTCAGTTCTTCTGAATTGAGACAGAGAACATATCAATCCGAAATGAATAAACAAGTGAGTAAAAAAGATGAGTAAAACTTTTACTGATGTTAAAATGTTTATGTTGGCTTCAGGTCAAACATTAAACCGTGACAATGAAGAACAAGCACAATTATATCATCGTTTAATCAATGAAGAATATAATGAATTTATTGTTGCAAGAAATCAAAAAGATGATGTTGAGACTTTAGATGCTTGCTTCGATATGATGTGGGTTATTATTGGTTATATGTTATCAAAAGGTTATGATGTTGAGGGTGCATGGGATGAAGGTGCAAGAAGTAACCTTGCCAAGATTGATGAAGTTACAGGCAAAGTTATCAAACGTGCTGATGGTAAAGTTTTGAAGCCAGAAGGTTGGAAGAAACCAGACTTCAGCAAGTTTACCTGTAAAACTATTGCGCTCGACACCAAAATCTGATATAATACAATTTGTTTTTAATATGAAAGAGAATATGAATATTCGTGAAATTGCCAAGAAACTTGCTATCGACAATCGTTTGCCTAGAGCAGACCGTTATGACCTCTACTTGAGGGACTTTGATGGCATGGTGGAGGTTCTTGGTTGGATGCAAGACCCAACTGCTGATATGAATGACTATCGTGGAAGGGAGATGCTCTTCCCTAAACGATGGGTTACTATCGGTGTTCTATCTGGAGATATGAAAGTAAATGTATAGAGTAACTTATTATTTCAACAATTCAAGTGCTGTTGCTTCTAAAGAGTTTGAAACTTTCACGGAAGCAACTGCATTTTCTATTAAACAACCCGACAAATCTATTATAGAAATTAAATACTATGACGATAAAACTAATAACTTTCAAAACGAACCAGACTTTAATCGGTGATGTTGTAAGTGAAACTCCTACACATATCACACTAAAACAACCAGTACAGGTTATCGTACAACCAACTAAAGAAGGACCGATGATGGGGTTTTCTCCTTTCTTGGAATTTGCAGAAGAATTTAAAACAGGTATTACATTGCCTAAAGATAATATTCAATGCACTACAACACCAATGACTGAGTTGACTAATCAATACAATCAAGTCTTTGGCAGTGGTATTCAAATTGCCTCTTCTATTCCGAAATTCTGATATAATGACTGAATGAAATATTACACAAATGTTGCCTCTGTTGGCAACAATATTCTTTATCGTGGAGTAAAAGAAGGCCGGCGTGTTAAGTACAAGATTGCTTACACGCCGACTTTGTTTTTGCCTTCGAAAAAACAGACCAAGTTCACATCATTAGATGGTGAACATCTTGAACCAATGAAGTTTGAATCTATCCGTGAGGCTAGAGATTTTGTCAAGCGTTACGATGGTGTTGAGAATTTTAAAATCTATGGTAACAACAGTTATGCCTATGCGTTTATCGCTGATGAACAAAAAAGTATGGTTGACTGGAAGATTGAAGATTTATCTATTGCAGTAATAGATATTGAGGTTGGTTCTGAGAATGGTTTCCCCGACCCATATCTTGCGAATGAACCTATCACCGCAATTTGTATTAAGTATCTCAATGGTCAAACAGTTGTGTTTGCTTGTGGTGATTATGATAAGAACCTTGACAAAGAGAATGACACCACAAATATAACCTATGTTAAGTGTGATGATGAGTTCCAATTATGTAAAAAGTTTCTACGATTCTGGGAAGAGAATTGTCCCGATGTGATTTCAGGTTGGAACATTAAGTTCTTTGATATTCCCTATCTTGTAAATCGTTTCAATAAAATTCTAGGTGAAGATGATACACGAAAACTATCACCGTGGAACTTCATTAGTAGTCGCAAAGCTATCGTAAATAACCGAGAGTTGACTGCATATGAATTCGTTGGTGTATCTACACTAGATTATATTGAATTATACAGATGGTATGCGCCAGGTGGTAAGTCACAAGAGTCATATAGACTTGATGCTATTGCACAAGTAGAACTTGGTGAAGGTAAGATTTCATATGATGAATATGATAACTTACATGCATTGTACCGATTGAACCATCAAAAGTTTATTGAGTACAACATCAAAGACGTTGTATTGATTTTCAAACTTGAAGCAAAACTAAAACTGATTGAACTTGGTTTGACTTTGGCATATGATACAAAGACCAACTATGAAGATATCTTTGCACAAACTCGTATGTGGGATGCTCTAATCTATAACTATCTGTTAGAGAAGAACATCATCATACCACCAAAGGAAGAAAAGCATAAGTCATCCGCATTTGAAGGTGCATATGTTAAAGTTCCACAGGTTGGACTACATAATTATGTGGCTAGTTTTGACTTGAACAGTCTGTACCCACACTTGATGATGCAATACAATATCTCACCAGAGACATTGGTTGAAACAACAGATTACACACCAGAAATGCGTGAAGTAATTATGAGTAGTGTTACTGTAGATAAAATGTTAGATAAAGAAGTTGATACTTCCAAACTATCAAACGTAACAATTACACCAAATGGTCAATTCTTCCGCACCGACAAACAAGGTTTCTTACCAAAGATGTTGGAAGAAATGTATGTTGACCGTTCTAAGTTTAAGAAGATGATGATTCAGGCCAAGAAAGACTATGAAGTTGAAACTGACCTGAACAAAAAGAAAGAATTAAAAAACAAGATTGCTCGTTATGACAATCTACAATTAGCAAAGAAAGTTTCTTTGAATTCGGCATATGGTGCATTAGGTTCACAATATTTCCGATTCTATGATTTGAGAATGGCGTTGGCAGTTACACTTGCAGGGCAGTTATCTATTCGGTGGATTGAAAAGAAACTTAATGACTATCTGAATAAATTATTAAAGACAGATGAAGATTATGTTATCGCCTCAGACACAGATTCGATTTATCTCCGTCTTGGTCCACTTGTTGACAAGGTGTATTCTCAGAAGACGGATGTTAATCAGATTATCACCTTCATGGACCGTGTCTGTGAAGATAAGATACAACCGTACATTGACCAGAGTTATCAGGAGCTTGCTTCGTATGTTCATGCGTATGACCAGAAAATGCAAATGAAGCGTGAAGCATTGGCGAACAAAGGTATTTGGACTGCCAAAAAACGATACATTCTGAATGTGTATAACAATGAGGGTGTTGCGTATAAAGAACCGCAAATGAAAGTTATGGGTCTTGAAATGATTAAGTCATCTACACCTGCGGCTATCCGTGAGAAGATGAAACAATCAATTAAGATTATGATTAATGGCACAGAAGAAGACATTCATACTTTCATTGAAGACTTTAGACAAGAGTTTAAGAAGTTGCCACCAGAAGATATTTCATTTCCCCGTGGTCTGAATGGTCTGAAAGAATATTCTGATTCTGTTACTCTATATAAAAAAGGTACACCAATTCATGTGAAGGGTGCCATTTTGTATAATCATTATTTGAAGCAGAAGAATTTAACAAAGACTTACCCTCTTATCCAAGAAGGTGAGAAACTTAAATTCACCTATCTCAAACAACCAAACCCATTCAAAGATATGGTCATCTCTTTCCCAAGTAGATTACCAAAAGAATTTGAATTGCAGGATTATGTTGACTATGATATGCAGTTTGACAAGGCATTCCTTGAACCCATCAAAGTGATTTTAGACTGTATGAATTGGACAACTGAGAAACAAAATTCATTGGAGAGTTTCTTTGGATAATATTCGTATCATCAAAACAGGAATCAATGTCTCAAAAATAATGAGACAGTTAGAAAAGTATCCTGACGATTGGGGTGCTCAGAATAAGATTGATGGTGTTGAATCTCTATTAGATAGAGGATTCATGGACTTGCCTGCTGGTGTTTTGCAATTAGTTATTGGTGCTGTTACTAACGCAAATGATTTTGTTGGTGATAGTGAGATTAACATTGCAACACCAGCATATGATAGGCATACAGAAGTCATCGGATTTTTGAGAAGACACTTTCATAGTTTCTGTAGATGTGGTTTTCTATCACTGGAAAAAGGTGGTGAAGTCGGTCAACATATTGATATTGGTTCATACTATCAAACGAAAGACAGATATCATTTATCAATTCAAGGCCGTTATGAATACACAGTTGGTGGTGAAACAGTAATAGTAGAACCAGGTACTTTACTTTGGTTCAATAATAAATTGATGCACGGAACAAAAAACATAGGAGATTGTACAAGAATTACTTTTGTGTTTGATGTTCCACATTCAAAGAGGAACCCATGATACAAGTATTGTTACCATTTTTAACTGCGATTGGTCTATCAGCCATTGCAGCATATTATTCTGTTATTGGACTTGCACAGATATTTCCAGGTTCATACTGGCCAATTATCATTATGGGTTCGGTACTTGAAGCATCAAAATTGGTAACAGTATCTTGGTTGTACAATAACTGGAATGATACAGTAAAGATAATGCGATACTATTTCTTAGGTGCCATTATTCTTCTTATGTTAATTACATCAATGGGTATCTTTGGTTATCTTTCAAAGGCACACCTTGATACAAATATTGTTGTTGGTGCAAATAGTGTTCAATTAAAAACATTAGAGACACAAGAAAACATTGCAAAAGAAAGATTGAATTATCTATTACAAAGAGCAGGTGACCCAGCAACTGCATCACGGAAGATTGATGTACAAATCCAAGAAACACAGGCAGAACTGAAAAGAATTACAACTGAGAAGTTGCCTTTGTTATCAGAAGAAAACAAACTAACAGCAGAGATTGGTCCTATCAAGTACATAGCCGAGTTATTCTATAGTAAGGATGACCCGAACTTCATAGATAAAGCAGTACGAAGTGTAATTCTAATTATCATTATCGTATTCGACCCACTTGCCGTTTTGTTATTGATTGCATCTAATCAGACATACCAAAGAATCAAACAACCAGTAGAGATAGAGCCTGCAAAGAAGGCAAAGAAAAAGAAAACACTTGACAATAGTACAGCAAATAGTTTAGAATCATTCTTTACAGATGATAAGAACGAAGTTATACCGAAGACAGACATTACCAAAATAGATGGAGATTTCAAATGAGTTTACTTGATAAAATTAAAAAGAATTCAACGATTAAAGATAGTGCGATTCTATCCAAATCAAAATTCTTTAATGATAAAGATATGGTCACAACAGGTGTGCCAATGATTAATGTGGCACTATCTGGAAAACTAGATGGTGGTATTGTACCAGGCCTTACAATGTGGGCAGGTCCATCTAAACACTTTAAGACTGCCTTCAGTTTGCTAATGGCAAAATCATACATGGACAAATACCCTGAGGCAGTCCTTTTATTCTATGATTCAGAGTTTGGTACACCCATCAAATACTTTGAAACATTTGAGATAGATATGGACAGAGTATTGCATACACCTTTGACTGACATTGAACAGTTGAAGTTTGATATCATGCAACAATTACAAGAAGTGAATCGTGGTGATAAACTAATCATCGTACTTGATTCAATCGGTAATTTGGCATCCAAGAAAGAAGTTGAAGATGCACTAGAAGGCAAATCAGTTGCTGATATGAGTCGTGCAAAACAAGTTAAGAGTTTGTTCCGTATGGTAACTCCACACTTGAATATCAAAGACATTCCAATGGTTGTTGTTAATCACACATACAAAGAGATTGGTATGTTCCCGAAAGATATCGTTGGTGGTGGTACAGGTTCTTACTACTCTGCTGACAACATTTATATTATTGGTCGTCAACAAGAAAAAGATGGAACTGAAATTGTCGGTTACAACTTCATTATCAATGTAGAGAAATCCCGTTATGTTAAAGAAAAGTCTAAAATACCTATTTCTGTATCTTTTGATGGTGGTATTAGTAAGTATAGTGGTCTACTTGACCTTGCAATGGAATCCGGACATGTGGTTAAACCAACCAATGGGTGGTATGCAAAGGTAGACCAGACTACTGGTGAAATTGGTGATAAGAAACGTATTGCTGATACATCAACACCTGAGTTTATGGATTCTATTCTAAAGGATCCAAAATTCAAAGAATTCATTAAACAAAAATATGAGATTGCATATGGGAACATTATGGGAGAAACTCCTGTTTTGGAAGAAGCCGAAGAAGATGCTTGAAGAAGGTGTTGACTATCACTTCTTTGACTTCAAAGATACTGATATAAGTGGTATAGAACTCCTAATGGAAAAATACAAAGGAGTAATATACCACTATCAGAAAGCAAGAGTAGTTGAAGAAGAAGGATTTGCAAGGTTGCAATTCGGTTATACTATTGTCCATCCTGGTGAACACGACATTGATGACTTGACAAAAGACGATGATTTGCATACAATCATGGGTGACATACTTACTACAATATTAGCGACACAGGCAAATGAACAGACTAGAACAAACGATAATCAAGAATTTGATTTATAATGAAGAATATATCCGCAAGGTATTGCCATTCATTCGACCAGATTATTTCTCAGACAACACCGAAAAGGTAGTATTCAAAGAGATATTTGAATTCATCAATCAATACAAGAACCCTCCAACACATGAGGCACTTGTAATCAATTTCACAGAGAAGAAAAATCTAACTGAGCCTCAAGTACAAGAGGCAATTGAATTACTAAACAAAGTACATTCAGACAAAGATGAACCAACAGAAACACAATGGTTGATTGAACAAACTGAAAAGTTTTGCCAAGACAAGGCCATCTACAATGCCATTATGGAATCTGTTTCTATTTTGGATAGTAAGGGTGATAAAAGAACTAAGGGTGAAATCCCACAACTTCTAAGTGATGCTCTTGGTGTTTCGTTTGATAACAACATTGGTCACGATTACACACAAGACTATGATTCTCGTTATGATTCATACCACAAAGTAGAATCTCGTATTCGTTTTGACCTTGACCTCTTTAACAAGATTACAAAAGGTGGTCTTCCAATTAAGACATTGAACATTGCACTTGCTGGCACTGGTGTTGGTAAGTCTTTGTTCATGTGTCACGTTGCTGCTGGTAATTTGTCGCAAGGACAAAATGTTCTCTATATCACAATGGAGATGGCAGAAGAAAAGATTGCAGAACGTATTGATGCTAATTTGCTAAATATTGATTTAGATGAATTGAGAACAATTAGTAAAGAAGATTACACAAGAAAATTCTCTGCATTAAAATCTAAGACACAAGGTAAGTTAATCATTAAAGAATATCCAACTGCTGGTGCAAGTGTACTACACTTCCGTGCATTGCTGAATGACTTGGCTTTGAAAAAGAATTTTAGACCAGATATTATCTTTATTGATTATCTAAACATCTGTTGTTCTGCTAGAATTAAACCTGGCGCAAATGTAAACAGTTATTCCTACATCAAGGCGATTGCAGAAGAACTCCGTGGTCTTGCTGTTGAGTTTAGTGTACCAGTTGTATCTGCAACACAAACAACTCGTAGTGGTTTCAGTAACTCGGATCCAGGTCTTGAAGATACTTCAGAATCTTTTGGTCTGCCTGCGACTGCTGACTTTATGTTTGCATTGGTGAGTAATGAAGAACTTGAAGCATTGAATCAGATTCTTGTTAAACAATTGAAGAATCGTTATGGTGACCCTAACATGTATAAACGATTTGTTCTTGGTATTGATAGAGCAAAGATGAGACTGTATGATGTTGAAGAATCTGCACAACAAGATATTGCTGACGCAGGCATTCCCGATAAACCATTAAACACATTTGGTAACAGAGAACGAAGAAAAGACTTTGGTGGATTAAAAGTATGAAGTTGACACACGAACAGGCAGTACATTGTGCAAATGTATTCTCAGACTACTTTGATAAGTTTGGACGTATTGATGAATACATGCGTGAACAAAAACTGGCCTCTATGGCAGAAAGGTCACCTGTACTGTTTGGTATGGGACCAGAAGAAGACTTGTTCTCTGATTTTACAATGTCGCCTGCTGATATGGAGTTTGAGATTGTAGAACTGGCACAAGACAGATGGGAAATTTATTTGAGTATGATTTCTTCACATTCAAATATGACAAGTATTCCTGGTCGTTGTTTACGATTGGCAGTACTTGAAAAGAAAACTCAGAAGTGGGTTGGTTTCATTCGTCTTGGTTCTCCTGTTATCAACTGCAAACCTCGTAATGAAATGTTGGGGAGAGTATTCACACAACATGAAGGTGGTGCTCAACGATTTAATCAATGTGCTGCGATGGGTTTTGCAATCGTGCCTGCACAACCATTTGGTTTTAATTACCTTGGTGGTAAGTTACTGGCTGCAATGTGTACTACACATGAGGTTCGTAAGATGTTAGATGACAAGTACAAGATGAATACTTGTTTGTTTGAAACCACCAGTTTGTATGGTTCTTCAAAGACAGTATCACAATATGATGGAATGAAACCTCTGATTCGTTTCAAAGGTCTAACTGATAGTGACTTCTTACCTATGTTACATGGTGATACCTACACCAATCTTAAAGACTATATTGAGAATATTACAGGTGAAGATTTGGCCCCACAAGATGCATCAAGTCGTAAACTGAAAATCTCCAATGCAATGGTCAACCTCATCAAAGTATCTTTGAAAGGTACACCTGAGGCTGCCAAATTTACTGCAACTATTGAAAACGCCAAGAACCTGAATGAACAGAAACGATACTTCATTTCAGACTATGGATTTAAGAACATGATAGAGTTTGTCAATGGTGATGCAGACAAGTTAATTCCTGGTGAAAACTATGAAAAACATCATCTATCCAATATCATAGAATGGTGGAGAAAGAAAGCCATCAATCGTTATGAGACATTGAATACAGAAGGTCGCATCAGGACTGAACAGGAAGTTTGGACTAGTGGAAAAGTGCTTGACATAATTCGGTAACCGTGATAGTATAAATACCTAATCAACAATTTAGGTATTTAAGATGAAAATTCCAACGAAAGTTAATGTAGACACAGAAGGAAAGGTTTCAGGTGCAGGCTCTGAAATTACTGCACTTGCAGAAAGTTTGCAGGCCTATGCTTGTGCGACAAGACAACACCTTGGTAAAGAATTAACTGATGTTTCACAAATTACTGATAAAACAATTGGTGATGCGGATTGTGATAGGACATTAAAACAATGTATGGCTGGTTTAGATGAGAATTGGTTTAGAAGTGTTGTTTTAACTGCCAACTTAATTTTTGAAGAAGTTCCTGGTGCTAAGAGTGGTAAGAATTTTATATTTTATCGTGGTGGTAAATTAGTTGATTCAATTTATAATGAATGGCGTAATCATAAAAAAGGTAGTGGAATTACAGGTGATGATAAGTGGAATCCTGCTGACATTTGGATGATTAAAAAATCATTTAAATTAAAAACAGGTTGGAAAACTTTAACTGAGTTCAATCGTTATGTGTATGATGAATTTGCATACACTAACATGATAGGCATTTCATTAAAGAAAATTGGACCAAAAGATTTCCCACATTCTAAAATTTTTAATAATGGTAAACCACTTGTTGCTCAATACACAGGTGTTAAACTTGGTATGAATATGACCGATTCAAAAGACATTTACATACAGTATAAAGCTGAAGGTAATGCAGGTGAAGTTCAATTGAGAAATTTTTCAAGTCGACCAGTGCCATCATCATGGCAAGGTGAGATTAAAGGTAAAGCAGCTGCAGGTGGTAAAATTGGTGGTGGTATTATTTTTGAAGGTGCAATTGATGTTGGTGTGTCGAGAGCAAAGTTAACATTACCACAACAAACACCTATTGATAAACCATCAGATAATGATTTTAAAAAATTTGCAACCATGTTTAAAGATTTGTCTGGTTCAAAAGAGAAACTTGAAGTATTGATTGCTCAAGCAAAAGCTGGACACAGAAAAGATAAAACATGGTGGATGTCTAAGTATATTGGAATTGATTTAGTGTACACAGTATTAAAAGAAAAAAGAATGGATAACTTGTGTGCATACATTTTTCAATATGCATCATCAGCAACCAAAAACAGTAGTATATTCATAAAGTATAGTTAAGATGAAATTCACACAATTTTTAACCGAAGCAAAAAAAGAAGGTGCAAACCTTCACCTTGAACACCTTGAAGATGAAATTCTAAATCGTGGTGTGCAAGGTGGTCGTGATGCAATTAATTTTCTACAGGCATTGAGAGATATGCTTGCTGGCCACTCACAAACAAAAGTAAACACTACAACAAAGTGGGATGGTTCACCTGCAATTTTTTGTGGTATCAATCCAGACAATGGTAAATTCTTTGTTGGTACAAAAGGTGTATTCAATGCAAATGCAAAGTTAAACTATACAGATGATGACATTGATAAGAACCATCCAGGTGAAGGTCTTAATGCAAAATTAAAAGTTGCATTACGTTATCTTCCAAAACTTGGCATCAAGGGTGTTCTGCAAGGTGATATGATGTTTGCAAAAGGTGACCTATCAGAGAAGACACTTGATGGTGAAAGTTATATTACATTTCAACCAAACACATTAATCTATGCTGTGCCATCTGATTCTAAACTTGCAAAGACTATGCAGGCTGCACAGATGGGTGTTGTGTTTCATACTTCATACACAGGTAAAACATTTGCTGATATGAAGGCATCATTCAATATTGACATTAAAAATTTGACACCAACTAAAGATGTTTGGTTCCGTGATGCATACTTCACCGATGCATCTGGTACTGCATCATTCACAGAAGATGAAACGAAACAGATAACATCTATTCTATCTACTATCGGTGCAACATTCAAACAAACAAACTCTATGTCTGTTGGTAGAATTTCTGGTAACGACACAATCAGAGAATACATTAAAACATTCAACAATACGAAAGTGCGTGAAGGCCAAAAGATTACAAACACTGCCGCACATACAAGAGAATTGCTAAAGTGGGTTGAGAATAAGTTGAATGAAAAAATTATTGATGCAAAGATGGAGAAGACAAAGAGAGAAAAGACCATGATTAAGAATGAAATCATGCGTACTCTCCGTGGTGCTGCAAATGATTTGAAACACATATTTGATATGCAAAATGGCATGGTAGATGCTAAGAATATGATTATCAAAAAGTTGCAACAGATGAAACAAGTTACAAGTACATTCGTACAAACAGAAGACGGTTTCAAAGTGACAAATCCAGAAGGTTTCGTTGCAGTTGATAAACTAACAGGCAATGCAGTTAAGTTGGTTGACAGATTGGAATTCTCTCATTTGAATTTTACCGCTGCTAAAGCTTGGAGTAAGTGATTTAATTGCGTTGAAGTTTGTTTTTTTATAAATAGATATAAGGAGAAAAAAATGCCATATGTCTATAAAATAACAAACACAGAAAATAAAAAATCATATGTGGGATATACTAAGAGAGATGATGTTAAAGATAGGATTAAAGAACATTTTTTCAAATCTGTTTATACTAAGAAAGACACTCCTTTTTATAATGCCATAAAAAAATATGGAAAAGAATCTTTTGATTTTGAAATTTTATTTGAATGTTCTGATGAGAAAACGACCCTACTTAAAGAAATCGAATTTATAAAAATATATGGTGACTATAATTTACATGAAGGTGGAAATGTGCCACCCAATCAAAAAGGTAATCATTGGAATTTGAGTGATAAAACTAAACAAAAAATGTCAGAGTCTTCCAAGGGTAAAGCTAAAAGTGAGAACCATAAAAAATCTATGAGTGAAAGTCGTAAAGGTAGAAAACCTTGGAATAGAGGACTAACTGGTGCTCAAGAAAGTATTTGGAAAGGACAAAGAAATAGTCCAATGACAAGTAGTTGGAAAATTACCAAGAACAATACTACATATATTATACAGAATTTAGCTCTGTGGTGTGATGAAAATAATTACAATAAAAATACAGTAAAATATCATTATTATAAAAATTCTTGGCCGTATAAAGACATACAAAATATAGAAAAGGTGTAAATAATGCCTGCATACGATATAAATAAAATTCTAGCAGAGTATGGTGATAATGATTTTGGTTTCTCTGCGGTATCAGAAGAAGAATATAATGCTGTCATTGCAGAAAAAGATGAGACAGTAGAAGAATATAAGGCAAGATTGGCACAAGTAGAAAAGATTATTATGCCATTCTTAACTAACTTATTGAAGACTGCTGACAAACCATATATCAATTGGCCCAATCGTAAACCAATACTTGAAGCACAGATACAAAAGATTCTTGCTTTGACCAGAGGATAAAATGTTAGAAGCAGTTATTAGAGTTGTGTCAAATAGAAAAAGAAATTTGACCGAAGAAAAGAAAAGTCCTCATCCTGATATTCTTCCAGTTTCAGGTGCAGGTCAAGATGGAACAGATACATTAGTGAATACATATAAGAATGATACACCAGGTCAAGGTTTAAAATCATTTAAGGATTATCGCAAGAAAAAATAATTATTGGAGTTGTTATGAAAGATATAGTGATTGGTTTTATTACAGGTTACAGTTTTGATAAGATTGAACCGTGGGTTAATTCATTAGACAGGTCAGGCTTTGAAGGCACGAAGGCCATGATTTGTTACAATATCAGTTATGATGTTGCAGATGAATTGACAAAGAGAGGTTATACAATCTTTGCTTTTAAGAAGAACGACAAAGAAAGTCGTTTTGAATACAGGGAAGACTTCTCAATTATGGTCGAAAGGTTTTTACACCTTTGGTACCTACTCAAAAAATTCAAAGGCCAATATCGTTACATCATTACTACAGATGTTAAAGATGTTGTCTTTCAATCAAATCCTTCCATCTGGTTAGAAAATAATATTGGTGACAAGAAGATTAATGCTGCCTGTGAGTCTATGTATTATAAAGATGAAGATTGGGGCACACACAATCTGATGAAGTCATTTGGTCCTTTGATACATGATGCATACAATAACAATCTAATTTTCAATGCAGGTGTTATCTCTGGTGAGTTTGACACAATGCTCGATGTGTTTCTAAATATTTACATGTTATGTCAAGGCACTTCACATCATATTGAAGGTGGTGGTGGACCTGACCAAGCGGCATGGAACATTCTATTGGGTATGAAAACATACCATGATGTTTCACGCAAAACAATGTCAGAAGATGGTTGGGCTGCACAACTAGGCACAACTGGTCCACAAATTGCAGGTAAATATGGCAGCAGGCTGGTTGAAAAATCTCCAATTTTAGTAGATAATGTAGTATGTACAAGTGATGGTACACCTTTTGCAATTGTGCATCAATATGATAGAGTACCTGGATGGAAAGAATTGATTGAGAAAAAATATGCGTAATGTGATTTTCTGCCCTGTTGGCATCCCACTTAACTACCATGATGCCTATGATAAAGAAAATCATTGGCGACTAACTAAACCTACTCGTAATTATGAAGTCATTGCTTATAACTACAATGACTTTCAACCTGAAACTGGAACTTATGATACAATTATTCGTGACCAAGGTTTCAAGTGGGACTTAGCCAAACATTTCTTAGATACATTTGACTACAGAGATTTTGATTATATTGGTTTTTGGGATGATGACCTTGTAACAGATATTCAGAGTATCAATCGTGCATTAGAAATCGCAACGAAAAAAGATATTAAAATGTTTCAGTTGTCAACTATTGCAGGTTCAGAATCTACACATAGAATTTTACATCAAGTTCCAGGTTACAGTTACAGTCTAACAAACTTTAACGAAGGCATGGGTGGTTTCTTCCATTCATCTCTAATACCTATTATAATGGACTTCTGGAAGTACCATGAAGTTAAGAGTGGTTGGGGTTTTGATATTATTCTTGCACCAATTCTAAAACAAAAGGCTGGTGTAATACATGAAGTATCAATGTATCATCCAGGCAAACCAAGTTACTATGATAAGTCTGCGGCATTTGCGGAGATGGACCATATATTGAGAGAAGTATATCCAAAATTTATGAAGGATAGATATAATGAAGATGTTGGTCCTTACAGCGAACCACAAATTGAATACGAATTTACATTTAAGGTATAATTATGGAAATTATTAACGCAAGTGCGATATTGAAAAAGAAACAAACAATTCCCGAAGACAAGGTACAAGGTCGTAGTTATACCAGTAACCATGTGAAGTTATTGAAACACATGGACAGATTACAGTTGATTCAGAATGGTGAAAGACCAAAGCCTGTGATGTTTCATATGTCACCTGCAAACCCATGTAATCTAACATGTTCATTCTGTTGTTTTGCAAACAGAGCAATGAAAGAAATGTTGACACTAGACCAAATGAAATCTGCAATTGACCAGTTTGCAGACCTTGGTGTTCTAGGTATGGAGTTTACAGGTGGTGGCGAACCAACACTACATCCACAATTAGATGAAGCAATTGCTCATGCACATAGTCGTGGTCTAAAAATTGGTATCTGTACAAATGGTTCACGATTGAAGAAAGTTAAGAACTGGCATATGTTGTCATGGGTTCGTCTTGGCATGTATTCATGGGATGAAAAGAAGCCATACCCATATCACCTTGAAGTATTTGAAGGTTTAGATATTGAAATCTCAGCCGCATATGTTTGGGATGGTGCAACAGAGACTTCTACTAATCCAAATATTACTGGTGAGTGGACTGATACGAAGGCCAAGAAACTTGCATCTAATGAATATAAAGAAGAAAACTTTATGAAGATGTTGGCATGGGTTGAAGAAAAGAAAATACCATGTCGTATTGCTTTCAATGCAATTAAACCAGTTGAAGAAGTACAGAAAGATATTGTTAGGATTGGTGAGTTGATTGCTAAACACGAAGAACAACATGGCAAATTGAAATATGCTTTCTTATCAGACTTTAATTTCAAGGGTGTTCGTAGAAACGACCATTGTTATATGCATATGGTAAAACCTTGTGTGTTTACAGATGGTAATGTATATGTTTGTCCTTCTGCTGAATTGGCACCAGAAAATAATTATGCAGTCAATGAAGAATTTAAGATTTGTGATATTGATGGCATTACAGACTTTTATAACTCACAAGTTGGTGGTGCAGGCGTAAGTCGTAGACACCATGGTTGTTCATTCTGCAAATATGCATATCAAAATGAATTGATTGATGATGTGGTAACGGAGACAAGACATAATGAATTCGCTTAAAAATGTATTTGATGAAAAGTACTTTGAAGATGGTGTTCGCCATCGTGTAAGTGCCTATGAAAATTATCGTTGGATGCCTGAAAGAACAATTCGTGAGGCATCATCAATCATTAACAATATCAAGTTTGATACAGTATTAGACTATGGTTGTGCTAAAGGTTTCATGGTATATGCCTTGAGACTTTTAGGTAAAGAAGCATATGGTGCCGATGTATCAGAATATGCCGTTGAGAATTGTCACCCAAAAGTCAAAGAGTACCTACAAGTCATAGAAACTACCGAACAATTGAGTGGTGGCTGGGACCTAATCATTGCAAAGGATGTACTGGAGCACATACCTAAAGACTTAATTCCGTCCGTACTATCTGAGTTAAGACGCAGATGTAAAACTCTATTTGTCGCTGTTCCTTTAGGTGACGGCAAACGATACCGAATCCGTGAATATGAAATGGATGTTACACATGTCGTAAGAGAACCCGAAGAATGGTGGTTAACAACTATTGTTGATGCAGGTTTCAAAATCAAATATTTCGATTATGAATTTGGGCATCTAAAAGAAAATTGGACAGGGAATCATCCCCATGGCAACGCATTTATAGTGGCAGAATAATGGAACATTTTTATCAAAATGTACCTGGACATTTCAATTATGAAAATGTTTACAGACAACTAATCGCTTTTACACCACCAAATTCAAAAGAGAAATTCGTTGAGATTGGTGCATGGAAAGGTAAGTCTGTATGTTATGCCGCAGTAGAGATTATCAATTCAGATAAAGATATTCATTTTGATTCTATTGATACATGGGAGGGTTCGCCTGGTGAACCCGTTCTTATGAATGATGAATCAGTTATCAATAAAACACTTTATGATGAGTTTATAACAAACATTCAACCAGTTAGACATATTGTTACTCCAATAAGATTACCAAGTGTACAGGCTGCAAACATGTATGCAGACAATAGTATTTTCTTTGTTTTCATTGATGGTTCACACCTCTATGAAGCAGTAAAAGAAGACATTCTTGCATGGTTGCCAAAGGTAAAATCGGGTGGATTTATTGGTGGCCACGATATTGACCAACCAGAAGAATTTAATGGTGTCCGTAGAGCAGTAGATGAGGTTATTGGTTCTAAAAACATCGCAATTTATAATAAAGGATGGGCGTCTTGGTTGCACCGTAAAGCATGATAAATACTAAATAGAACATTAACTAACTGCTGTAGAGGCGGAGAATGAAATTTAGAGATTTTATCAACGAAAATAAAGAGGTTCACCATGTCATGGCATTTGGCCGCATGTCACCTCCCACTACAGGCCACGAAGTCTTAGTAAACAAAGTCAAAGATGTTGCTAAAGAACATGGTGCCAGTCACAGCGTAGTTCTATCCCACACACAAGATAAAGAAAAGAATCCTTTATCTTCCGAAGATAAACTCAAACACGCAAAAAGATTCTTTCCAAAAACAAACCTCTCTACATCCAGTAAAGAGTCTCCTACATTCCTTTCTCATGCAGAAAAGTTACACAAACAAGGTGTAACACACTTACACATGGTGGCAGGTTCTGACCGTGTTCCAGAATACAAAAAGAAACTTGCACAGTACAATGGTAAGGGTGAAGGTAAATTATTCAACTTCAAAAAGATAACAGTACACAGCGCAGGCGAAAGAGACCCTGATGCTGAAGGTACTACAGGCATGTCTGCATCTAAAATGCGAGCACATGCTGCATCTGGTAATTTCAAAGAATTCAAAAAAGGCATACCTGCACATGTGCCTGAACATCATGCAAAAGAAATGTTCCATGATGTGCGTAAGGGTATGCAAGTCAAAGAGAGTATTAATGAAGAATTTCAAACTCTTTTGTTTGAAGGCGTACATGATAAGGCCATTTTCAAAGCAGTATTTTTAGCAGGTGGGCCAGGTTCTGGTAAAGACTATGTGTTAGATAACACACTTGCAGGTCATGGTATGACCGAAATGAATTCAGATAAAGCACTTGAGTTTTTGATGGACAAAGAAGGTCTTGATAAAACTATGCCTGCATCAGAAGAAGAAAAACGAAACCTCACAAGAGGAAAAGCAAAGAACATTACAGAGTTGCGTCAACGCCTTGCAATTCTAGGTCGTAATGGTTTGATTATCAATGGCACTGGTGATGATGTAGAAAAGATTGCAAAGATTAAAAAGAAACTAGAAGAAGTTGGTTACGAATCATCAATGGTTCTAGTTAATACTGCTGACGAAGTTTCTAAACAAAGAAACATTGAAAGAGGTCAGCGTGGTGGTCGTACAGTACCAGAAAACATTCGCAAAGAAAAATGGGATGGCGTACAAGCAGGTCGTCCTGAGTTTGCAAAGATGTTTGGTGATAATTATATGGAGTTTGATAACTCTGAAGATTTAAGACAAGCACCACCTGAAGTAGTCAAGGCTAAAAAAGACGAGATGCTTCAGATGTTCACAAAGATAAAAGAATTCGTGGCAAAACCACCAGAGAATCCAGTTGCATCAGCATGGGTTGCAATGGAGTTGCAAAAGAAAGATACACTACCAGTACCAAAAGATGGTGCAGAACAAACACCACATGCAGATTCAGGTGCGGCTGAAGAAGCTCGCAAGATGGGTCTGAAGTATTATGGTTTTGGTAGATATGGTAAAGATGGCATAGTAACACACAGAGTTGTGCATGATAAACTTGTTGAGGTTGAAAAAGAACCACACAAAGAACCTAATGTTCCAACCTCAGGAAGTTCGATGAAGAAACCAGAACCTAAAAAAGTAAATGAAGAATTTCAAAAGTTCTTATCTGAATCAGTAACAGTTTCAATCACTGGTGATACAGTTGAAGAAGTCCAAAGCATGATGAGTTCAATGCAAACTGGACATACAACAGAACAAAATAATACATATTATGGCCTTTCAAATCATAGTGAGAGTTTGACACTTGGTAAAACAATGAATGTCATTGGTGAGAAACAATACTCACAAGAAGTAACAAATGATGATATCAATGCAATATTTGAAGAAAAGAAAGTCAAGTTATTGCGTGGTAAAGATGGCAAACCAAGAATCTTTTTGATTCGCCGTTCAGCTGCAAAAGAATCCCATCTGCGTGGTGGTGAAGTAATGAAACACCCGAAGGGTTATGTTGTAAAAATAAAAGAGGAGAACGACAATGTTGAGACTAGTAAAGAGCTTTTTGAGCAGAGCGAAACCACCAAAAGAAGAAGTACCAGCACCTTCCTTGCCGAAGGAAGAATTGCCAACAACGGACTTGAAAGTGGAAACTACAACTTCACTCCAGCCGCAGCAAGTATCGGAATCAACAGTACAGAACAAGGACAAGGCGAAGCCAAGTCAACCAAAATCACCCTCAACCAAATCCGCGCCAAACAAAAAGAAGCAAGGCAGAACCAGCAAGAAAGCATCGACAAAGGCATAGAACCTGGTCTTTCAATGGCGACCTCAGGTGAAAACCTAGGTCGTGCATCTGGTGAAAAGATTAGTTTTAAGAAGCGTGGTCGTGCAGGCATTACTGAAACAATTGGTGCAGGTGGTGAAGATGCAACATCAAATTCTGATGAAAGAGAATTAGAATTAAAAAGAAAAGGCATCAACCTAAAATCATTCAAAGCAAATAGGTCTATCAGCTCATGAAGAAGTTAAAAGATTTTATTTCAGAAAGATGCTGGCCTGGTTATAAACCAAAACCAGGTAAAAAGGCATATTCCGATGGGTCATGTGTGAAAGAATCTTCTGCTGCAGCTATTGCCGCAGCAACAGCGATTGCAAAGAAGAAATCTGGAAATTATGATTCGGAGGGAATGAGAAAAACTCCTTATAAGAATCCTGACCATCCAAACCGCAAATCTAATGCTGAAAGAAAAGCAGAACTCAAAGAAGACTTGCGTAAGTGGTTCAGTAAAACGGATCCAGAAGGTGGTTGGAAAAGAATCAACAGTAAAGGTGAAGCAATTGGTCCTTGTGCAAGAGAGCCAGGTGAACCTAAACCTAAGTGTATGTCAAATGAAAAGAGAGCTCAACTAACTAAAAAAGAAAGAGCATCTGCTGTTCGTGCAAAGAGAAAACATGACCCTAATCCCGAGAGAAAGGGTGAACCAATCAATGTGTCTAACTTTGGAAAAGGAAAGATAAGTGAATCTATGGAACAACTAGACGAAAAAAATGTACCAACTAGTCCAGAGAAATGGGCACAGGCAAAAGCACAAGCAAAGGCCAAGTTTGATGTTTACCCATCAGCATATGCAAATGGTTGGGCAGCAAAGAAATATAAAGAAATGGGTGGTGGTTGGAAATCTGAATCTACTATTGTAGATGATGCAGCCAAATACTTACAAGAACAACAACTGAATGAAGATTGGCAATCAGTCAACAAACACGATAAGACAGATGGTCTTTCACAGAAGGCAGTTAATGCGTATCGTAGAGAACATCCAGGTTCTAAATTAAAGACTGCTGTCACAGAAAAGAACCCTACTGGTAAGAGAGCTTCAAGAAGAAAATCTTTTTGCAGTAGAATGGGTGGCATGAAAAAGAGATTGACTAATCCTGAAAATGCGAGAGACCCTGATAGCCCAATCAACAAGGCTTTGCGCCGTTGGAATTGCTAAATGACACAGTTTAGTACCGCAACAAATGAGTATCTGAACAACAATAAGACCATCTATGAGGTGGTTATGTTGGCAGACAAATATGGTAACGTAGCAGGTGGTACCGGTGGTACCTCTACTGATGCTTTTGGTCGTTTGCGTGTATCTCAACCATATACATTATTTGATTCAAGTCACAGATATAGAGACAACAATCTTTGGGCAACATCTAATACTTCGACTGCAAATGCCACTTTTAGTGCAAGTGAAGGTCTTGTAAACTTAAATGTTGATACGACTGCAAATGCTGAAGTTATCAGAGAAACAACGAAAGTATTTTCATATCAACCTGGTAAATCATTACTAATTTTTACAACAGTTGTATTTGCACCCGCACAAACTAATCTTAGACAGAGAGTTGGTTATTATGGTGCAAACAATGGCATGTACTTAGAACAAACAGATTCAACAATCAATTTTGTTGAAAGAAGTTATGTTACTGGTACTATGAATGAAATTAGAGTTCCACAGTCTCAATGGAATGTTGATAAGATGGATGGCACAGGACCATCTGGTAAGATTTTGGATTTGTCTAAGGCTCAAATTCTATGGATGGACATTGAATGGTTAGGTCTTGGCACTGTTCGTATTGGTTTTGTTATTGATGGTGAGTTTGTGTTATGTCACAGATTCAATCACGCTAACATAGTAACCACTACATACATTACAACCGCATCACTGCCATTACGATACGAAATAAAAAACACTGGTTCTACTGCAAATAGTAGCACTATGAAACAAATTTGTTCTTCTGTAATATCAGAAGGTGGTTATGAATTAAATGGATTGCAACAAGCAATTGACACACCAATTACTTCACCTGTAAGTTTGACAACAGCAGGTACATATTATCCAATTATTTCGATACGATTAAAAACATCACCAAATAGATTAGATGCAATTGTTATTTTAACTGCTCTATCATTGCTTGGTATTACAAATAATGCATTTTATAATTGGCAAGTTAGAGCAACAGGAACAACTTCTGGTGGAACATGGACTTCTGCTGGAAATGACTCTGCTGTAGATTATAAAATTGGTGGTACTGGAATTACTGGTGGTAGAATATTAGCTTCTGGATTTACCGGTGCAACAAATCAAAGTGCATCACCAATCAACATTCTAAAAGAAGCATTATTTCAATTTCAATTGGAAAGAGATGGGTTGGCAGGCACACCATACGAATTAACCTTATGTGCAACGACAAGTTCCAATGGCGCAAACATTTATGCTTCCATGGACTGGGAAGAAATTTCAAGATAATAAATTAAACTAGGAGAAACCTTATGTACTCAGATACAAAAACCACACGCTCAGTTGCTGATGCGGTAAGCAAAATTCTAAACCCTCAACCAATCGCCGAAGAATTAAAAGGCGGTCAAGTTAAACTTGATAAGAACCACAATGGTAAAATTGATGGCCAAGATTTCAAAATTCTTAAAGGTCAAAAGAAAGCCAATGAAGAAGTTGAACAGATTGAAGAAGTTAAGATGGCAGATTTGCCAGTTACAAGAGTTCAAGGTCGTGCATATGGTGCTTCTAAACCAGAACCACATGCAGTAGATACTCTTAGAGGTCCTAAAGAGAAAGAATTGAAAGACATTGAAGCAGAGAAGAAAAAGAAAAAATTCTCTGAAATGGTAAATCTATACCAAGAAAAAGGTTTGAAAGCTTTATCTGAAATGTTGGTCAAAGAAGAACCAGACAACGAACAATTCACAAAAGAATTAGAAGATGCAAAGGCAAAGTCTGAAGGTAAGAAACCTAATAAAGAAATTGCTAAAGGTAAAGTTGATGCAGTACAGTCTGAAGAAGTACAAACTGAAGATGAAGTTATTCAAGAACGTGAAATGACTAGTGCTGAAATGGAAAAGCGTGAAGACATTGTTAAGTCAATGAAAAAAGGTATGCAAGGTTTCAAAGACCGTTATGGTGACCGTGCTAAGAATGTAATGTACGCAACTGCAACAAAACAGGCAATGAAATGAAAAAGTTTAGAGAATTATCAGAAGAACTAACACCATCTTCAAAACCAGAACCTGGTCGTGAAGCAGTTGGTGGTAGATTTCAATCCTCTGCACCAAAGAGACCTACTAAACCTGCGCCAATCGTAACATCAGAAGAAATTGTTTCTGAAATTGTTATGCCTCAAGTTAAAAGTGATTTGGGCGCTCTTGATAAAACATCTTTTGTTAAAAAACATGGCGTTACAAAATCTGTGGCTAAACAAAGAGTTGCAGAAGCAAAAGATGAAGAAGAATATGGTTACGAAGGTGACATGGCAATGAATCAGTTAAAGACTATTATTCGTCATTCAGAATATCTTATGGATATGATGAAGCCTGATACCGATTTGCCAGAGTGGGTTCAATCTAAAATTACTCTTGCAGCCGATTACATTCAAACTTCATGTGATTACATGACTTCAGAAATGAATGAGGCAAAAGAAATGGGTGATGACCCAACTGGTGATGTTCCACCTCGAAACCTTACTGTTAAAAAAGGTAAGACTGTTGCTGCTGGTCCTGTAACAGAGGCAACATCTGCTGCTGTTCGTATGCAACGTGCATTGGATAGAATCAAACAAAGTCGTGAAGCATCTGAAAAAAGAGCACAAGAATTGTTGAAACCAAAACAACCAACTCAACCAGTTCAAAAAGAAGAAGTTGATGAATCATACGATGGTCCAAGAGGTGACAAGTTAATGGCTCGTTCTCATGCAGCATACAAAGCTGGTGACAAAGAAACTTCTACTCGAGCACATCAATTGGCTAAAAAAGCTGGAGAAAAATACAGAAGTAATCCAGAAAACAGAGAAAAGGCAATCAGACACATAATGTCTGGCGCAAAAGCCGACTACAATAAACCAGGAAGAAATTGGACAGGTGATTCTGTTGAATATCCAGAAGATACAAATGTTATGAGTGAAGGTCGTCCATCACAACGCCATCCACTAGAAGGACATGAGTATCACAAAAAGTCTGATGAAGCATTGATTCACATTGCCAAAGATGCACATGCGGCAGCTGAAGCAATGAAAGGTCACAACACTACTGCCGAAAACAAGTATCGTGACCAAGCAAATGATTCTGCAACAGTAAGACACTATCGTAAAACACACGGTATGCAAGATTGGTACAAAAAGAAGTATGGTCATGTAAATGAATCATTCAGACCTATGGATGAACCAAATATGAATTTGTCGATTCAGGCTCGTCAAAAGAAAGCTGATGACAACAAACCACCATTTGATGGTCCATATAAAAAGACAACAGGTGTTGTAACAGATAAATCTGGTGCAAAACACGGTCCAATGTCAGTTGCAAGAAATCTTGCTAGACAAGCCTTGAAAAAACAAGCATCTAAAATGTCTGTCAAAGAAAGCCTTGAAGAATCTCGTAAAGCAGAAATTGTAAAAGAGATTATGAAAAAAGGCAAGAAGTCAGAAGAAAACAAATTTCAGGCCGAACCTGAACTAGGTACTACAGTTGTCAAGGCAGACAATTAATTCGTCATAACATAAATAGATAACAAATTCACTTTTAGGAGAATAAAATGGCTTTATGGTCAAATACAGACGCTAACACAAGTGCGCCAAAGTTCGGGCAAATTACCCCTGCTTACACAACTAGTGCTAACGGTCTAACAATGTATGCAAACACCGCAACTGGTGTATTCGTTGCTGGTGCTAACGTAGGTATTTTTGGTGTTGACACCAATGAAATGGCAAACACAAGTCCTACTTCATTAGCAAGTCGTCCAGCACACGCTGGATGGGTATTACGCACCGCAGGTACAGGTGGTCGTGCAGGTCGTGTAAGAACCGAAGTTTTAGTTGCTATGGGTTCTATGACTGGTGACGGTTCTGCATCTGCAAACGATGATCCAATCTACGCAGATACAGCAGCATAATGAATTTCAAACAATATTTGGCCGAACTCAATACTGAGATGGGTCAAACAATTAAGGTGAACGATTCAGTCGATATTTCGGACCCACAAGTCCGTGATAAGATTAACGAACGCCTTAACCATGAGTTAACTGATTTGATTCTATCTCCAGAATCTGGTGTTCAGAAAATTCGTAAAGTGTTAATGTCTTTTGGTTTAGACATGCCAGCACTTTACGATGCTGAACCAGAGGGTGATGAATTGGTTCTTGATGTAGAATCATTTGTCGGAGATGAACAGTTTTATCTTTATTTAATATATTACCTCGCTGATGATGGTCGTTATGATTTCTATGCTGAATTGACAGATGATGAAGGTCTAAACGAAATTATGTCTGACGAGGAGGAAGACGAAGAAGAATAATAATGTCCTTTGATGATTTGACCAATGACAACATACTGATTTATGCAGTTAAAGCTTATGATAAACCTAACTGCATAATGAGTGAGTTTAAAGAGGATATGAAAAGATTCAACTATCTAAAACGACTATTCAAAAGATATCGTAAAGTGGGTGAATTGAGAGAACAATTAGTATTGAATCATTTAGTGGTAATATACAATGTTTTCGGTCCTGAGGTTGCTGCAAGATTATTGTTTTTCAAAATGGCGAAAGATGATTATCCTGCACTAAAAACTTACCTGTTGTTTTTGAGTTGTATGCCTGAAAGAGTAAAAGGCATCAAAGGGCAAGATATTATTTCTTCTGAGATTCCTGTTGATATGACTATTGCAGATGTACTGAGAACAAAATGAACGAATTCAAAAAAGAATGTGGTGCAGGCTATTATTGGTGTTCAACCGATAAAGTCTGTAAACCTATACAAGAAGATGCACCAGCAATGTCTGCTGGTTCAGGCGCAGTCGCAGGTATCGGTATTGGTAAAGATGGTGAACCTGGTGTTAAAAGAAAAAAGGTTGCATCTTTTATCTCATACATGCGTAGAAAGGCACCAGTATAATGTGGATATTGCAATGGTTACCTGATTGGATATTCTATGGGATTTTCTTTGCAGGTCTACTAGGTTTACTTGCAACATATGTAATGAAATTTATTCCGTTTGTATATGTGTATCGTACACCAATACAAGCGGTTTCTATATTGGCTATTGCAATCGGCACTTATATGTCAGGTGCAATATCCAATGAAGAAGCATGGCAGGCCAGAGTAAAAGAAATGGAAGCAAAAGTTGCTGCAGCAGAGGCAGAATCTCAAAAAGAGAATGTCAAAGTTGTAGAAAAAGTTGTGACCAAAACACAAATTGTTAGAACCCGTGGTCAAGATATTGTTAAGTATGTTGACAGAGAAATTGTAAAGTATGACACAAAGTTTGCACCAGGCGGTGTATGTGAAATACCGAAAGAATTTATCAAAGCATTAAATGATGCAGCCGAGGCACCAAAATGAATATGTTTAAATTACTTCTTCTGGTTGCATTTATTATTTTAGCATTTCTTGCAACTGGTTGTTCTACAACAGTACCAGTTACTGCTAAATTTCCTGATGTACCAGAAAGGTTGTTAGTAAAATGCCCTCAATTAGAAAAATTAGAAAACGAAGCAAAGTTATCAGACATAGGCAAAACGGTAACAAATAACTATACTACATACTA